TAAATATTTACGGATGTTCTATTGAAGAGAATGTCTTTGTCGGCCCATTCGTAGAAATACAAAAAAACTCATCTATTGGTCGCGGATCTCGTATCAGCAGTCATAGTTTTATATGCGAAGATGTTACTATTGGAGAAAATTGTTTTATAGGTCATGGAGTTATGTTCATAAATGATAAATTCGATTCACCGGATATAAAATCATGGATAAAGCGCCCCACTCTTATTGGCAATAATGTAAGAATAGGAAGTAATGCCACAATTCTACCAGTCGAAATAGGAGACAATGCAGTAATCGGTGCTGGAGCCGTAGTGACTAAGAATGTACCAGCCAACACCACAGTGAAAGGAAATCCCGCAAAATGAAATATGGTCTCGTTGGTTACGGATACTGGGGTAAGATAATATTTAATACATTAAATAAGGTCGTCAACGATGATATTATTATATATGATGTAAACAACCCCGCTTACAGTAAAAATATTTCTGATATTTATGGTAATTGTGACTATGTTTTTGTCGCGACTCCTTTATCAACTCATTTTCAAACTGTAGACTTGTTATTAAATAATTATTGCAACGTATTCTGTGAAAAGCCCCTCACATCAGATATAAATCAAAATAAATATTTATATGATCTTGCAAAAAAGAATAATGTGAGTTTATTTATTGACTGGGTATATATTTATAATGAGTATGTATGGCAGTTGAAAAACATCATAGCCGCCGACATAGATAATCTTGTAAGTATTACAATGAATAGGAATAATAAAGGCCCTATTCGCACAGATACAAATGCAAGATACGATCTAGCGTGTCACGATGTCAGTATTATAAACTTTATTTTAGAGAAAGAGCCAACGAGTATTAAGTGGATAGATTATAAAAGAAATAATTCTTCAATCACTAGCGATAGTTGTATTGGTTTATTTAAATATGATAATGTATTTGCTCAGATAAACTGTTCTTGGGAGTATCCGGTAAAAGATAGAACTTGCATTTTCGAATTTAAGAATAAAACAGTAGTTTGGGATGACAAAAATAAAACAATAACTATTAATGGCGTAATCCACGCATTTAAAGAAAATTATTCACCGCTCGAAAATTCTATTTTAAAATTTATCACCAACGACTTAAGATATAATGAAGAAACAACAAATATTTGTAATAAAATACTAAATTATGACTGTCAATTTCAATAACTTATATTTACAGAATAAAAAAATAAGCACTAAGGCTCTAAAGAAAGTAAAAGATTTGTTAGAGTCTTCTTCTTTTATTTTAGGAGAGGATGTTAAGATTTTTGAAGACAACTTTAAAAATTATATCGGAACACAATATGCTATCGGAGTGAATAGCGGCACAGATGCGATAAAATTAGCTTGTCGCTCACTTGATTTAAAAGGAGATGTAATTATTTTTATTCCTGCGAATACTTATATCGCTACATATACTGGAGCTTATGAAGCTTATCCAAATGCTCGCTTTGAGTTTGTTGACTGCGACGAATCTTACCAGATCGACATAAAAGATTTAGAAGGCAAGCTAATTAAAAATAAAAATTTTGCTAACAAGATGGTCATGCCTGTTCATTTGTATGGTCATTCTTGCGATATGAAAACAATACTTAAGCTAAAGTCCAAATACGACTTTCATGTAGTCGAAGATTGTTCTCAAGCTCATGGCGCAATAAATAATTTAGGTAAAAAAGTAGGTACAACGGGAACAGTAAATGCTTTTTCTTTATATCCCGGTAAAAATTTAGGAGCATTAGGAGATGCTGGAATTATAACCACGGATTCCAAAGAGATTTATGAAAAACTTTTGGTTTTACGCAACATAGGTAGTACTAAAAAATATATTCACGATGAATTTGGCTATAATTCAAGATTAGATACGATTCAAGCAATCTTTTTAAATGAGAAATTAAAATACTTGGATACATTCAACAATAAAAGAATAAAAATAGCTAAAAGATTTCTATCGGAAATAAAAAATCCATTAGTTTCATTACCAGTCAAAGCCAAGTATTGTAAGAAAAATGTTTATCACACATTCGTAATCAAAACAGAATACAGAAATGAATTGCAGAATTACTTGAACAATAAAAATATTCAAACCGTAATACATTATCCTCGCCCCGTATATGACAATATTTATTTAAATAAATACAAATCGTCGAATGCTAATGTAGATAAAAATTGCAATCAAATTTTAAGCATACCGATGCATCCGTTCTTGACTGATGATGAAATATCTTATGTCATTGAATCTATAAATAATTTTAAACCATGATAAACAAAAATTTAAAAATTGGAGTTTTATTCACCGCTTATAATTGCGCGGAATATGTTCAAGATTGTTTAAATCCATGGTTTAATTTAAAAAACACTTTTAATTTTAAATTTGCCATCAATAGCGGAATGTTTAAAGCTTATAAAAATCTTGGATATCCTGATCGTAATTCTGAAACTCTAAATACTATTTATAAATATAGATTTGACTACTTAATAAATACAAAAGATTCACTTTTGCTTGATGAAGATAGTTCTAGAAATAGTTGCCTTAATTATCTAAAAGATGTTCAAGGATGTGATTTGATTTGGTTGGTGGATGCTGATGAAGTTTACAAAGAAAATGAGATAATAAATACAATTAATTACATAAGAGAAAATTCTTCGCCAGACTGGTATTCCACATCATTCAGGAACTACACATTCGATAAAAATTATCATTTAGATTTTGAAAGACCAAATATATATTGGACTAACCGTAATAATGGAATCGATAGATTTCATTTTGATTGTCATGTATTATATAAAGACGGCTATTTGTATGATAAAAAAGTAGGATCACATATACCTAAAAATATTTTATTTATAGATCATTATTCTTGGTTAACCAATGATACTAGAAGCGCAGAAAAGATAGAATATCAAAAAAATCGTCATCATGGCACTATAGATATTAAATGTTCTTATTTATATAAGAATAATGAATTATTTTTTAATAAAAATTTTTACGAAAAGCGAAGAATAAATTATCCAACGCTTCATGAGTTTACAAATTTAATAGATAATAGAATATCGATAGAGTATAATTTTTTTGATAAAAAAATAATTGTAAAACCTCATGAAGAAATTAATTTGGCAACCTTTAAAATATACGATTCAAGAAATAATTTGATTTTGAATTGGTCTACTCATGTAATTAATCCTTTAACGTATTGGCATACTATTGATTTAAATGGATCTTATAGATTTGAAATACATTGTAACGGCAAACTCACTCATCTTCAGAAAATTCATATAAATACTAAAATGATGGATTATGATTGAAATTCATATTTTTTTTCTTCATAATAATCATTAATGAAAGAGATTTTCATCAAGGTCAATAGTAAGTCTTTAGGTGATACTTTAGCTTCAACTCCATCGATTAGAAAAGTCGCTAAGTCTTACAATTCTAAAGTTAATGTAGTCACTCATGTAAAAGAACTTTTTGAAAACAATAATAATATTAAAAATGTTTATTCATTTCAGGAATTTGAAAAACTTAAATTAAATAAAGACAAAGAGATTTTTGAAACTTTTTGTGGTATCGGAGTAAAAAATGAAAATGGTGTTGAAAAAAAACACGCTACAATCGACATCAGAAGATTTCATGCTATGGATCTTGGATTCGATTTATTGCCAGAAGAAATGCATTATGACTATACCGCAAATAACGATAAATTTATAGAAATAGACAAAAAATATGTTTGCCTACATATTTCTAAAACTTGGGACTCAAGAACTTACTCAAGTGAAAACTGGCAAACGATAATTAGTTGCTTAGAGCAATTAAATTATTATGTCGTCTTAGTTGGAAACAACGCAAGCGAAGTTGGCTTCTTCAATATAAATAAAACGGTTCACAATTTAAAATTAAATAACGGATTAGATTTAACAAATAAATTAAATCTATCTCAGCTATGGCATTTGCTTGATAAATCATTATGCGTAATAACAATGGATTCTGGAATTTTACATTTTGCAGGAACTACAGATACATATATAATTCAATTAGGTTCTTCAATTAATAATAAATTACGCGCACCATATAGAAATGGTTCGCAAGATTATAAGTATAAATATATTTCTGGGCCATGTGATATTTTTTGCGCTTCGAATATGAAATACGGAGTTAAGGAGTGGGGTTCTATAAATGGAGTTCCTCCTTTGGTAAGTTGCCTTGAAAAAAAGGCGACGTTTGAATGTCATCCTAACCCATTTGAAGTAATTGAATTTTTTCTACGAAATTTGCATAAAAAAAATTTAGAAAATAAAAAATATTTATTTATTGCAGGTCATCTTTCTACTGGCGGTGCGCCAAAATATTTATTGTGGCTAATTAGCGAAATAAAAAATGAAGGAAATGAGGTTAAAGTAATTGAATGGAATTTATTCAGCGACCAGTATACAGTGCAAAGGAATCAAATAATAGATTTAATTGGCAAAGAAAACTTTGTTAGTGTTGGAACTTATTATGAGCAGGATGAAACATTTTATAATAAAGAAAACGAAATCAAAGATTTGATTATAAATTATAATCCTCATTATATTCACATTAATGATTATATAGAACAACTTGCTATAAAAATGCCGTCACAAAAGTTTTTTGAATTTTTATATGATAAAAATAGAACGTATAAAATAGCAGAAACATTACATGATTCAGCAAGAGACGTGAATGATAAAACTTATTTGCCCGATGAGTTTTGGTTTTGTACTCCATATCACATGGAAAAATATACTAGAAAAGATATACCAGCTTTCTTGAAAGAAATGACTATCAACAAGAATATTAGACCAGATCGTGCTGATACTCTTTTGTCATTAGACCTAGATCCCAGTTATGTTCATGTTTTACAAGTTGGATTATTCAATAAAAATAAAAATCAAAAATTTACTTTTGATTTAGCTAAGAATTTTTTAGATAAAAAGATTCAGTTTCACTTTATAGGTAATCATTGTTTTATAGATGAATGCGAAATAGATAAAAATCAAAAAAACTGCAAGATTTGGGGAGAAAGATCTGACGTTGACAAGTTTATGTCTTGTATGGATGTGTTTATCTTACCTTCTTTAGCAGAACTTAACCCTATCGCATTAAAAGAAGCTTTATCTTGGAACATGCCATGTTTTATCAATAGGCTAAAAACATTTGGTAGTTTCAATAATAATCTAATAAACTATATTCAAGATGTAGATATTAACAATTATCTAACAGAAACGATTAACAATTTATCGGCAAAAAATAAAAATACTATGACTGATTTAAATGAGATTTTACACTCTTTCGATCCATCTCCAAAACTAGAAATCAGAGGAAATTTAAATTATAAATATCAAATCGAATTTGTAGATTTAGACACGAATGTGATTCATCACTCTGGAATTATTAGTAATAATATGTGGATATCTTGTAATATAGAATACTATTGCAAATGGAGAATTATAGTTAAAAATATCAATCTAGACACAACAAAAAACATAGACTTAGATTTAAAAAATAAAAAAGTAAAAATAGTCAATGAGTCTCCAAGTTTAGGCGATTTGATTTCTTGGGTTCCTTATGTTCAAGAGTTTAAAAAGAAACATGATTGTGAAGTTGATTTCTTTACCCCTAATAAGGATTTATTTGCAAAAGAATATCCTGATGTCAATTTTTATAACTACAATGACGATGCAATAAAATATACTACGTCTTACTATGACTCTTATCGGTTGGGATGTTTTGATTCAGAGCGTCTGCATTTATGTAAGAAAAATTATCAGTCGCTAGGCTTGCAACAAATTGCTTCTACTATATTAGGGCTAGAAGATAAAGAGATTATTACGAATATCACTGTTAAGAACACAGATAAAAAACTGAATAGTAAATATGTATGTATATCAACAGCTTCCACATCTGGCTGTAAGCATTGGCATCATAAAGATGGATGGCAGAATACTGTTAATTACTTGAATGATTTAGGGTATAAGGTGATAGTTATTCAAAAAGAACCATTAGATTACATGGATCTAAAAGGCTTGACTGATGTTATACATCCAGAAACTAAATCATTAGATGAAGCAATAACATGGCTGTATAATTGTGAATTTTTTATTGGTTTAAGCTCAGGAATTAGTTGGTTAGCTTGGGCTTTAAAAAAGAAAGTTGTAATGATAAGCGGATTTACAAAAGAATTTAATGAGTTTTATACTCCATATAGATTAATTAATACTGATGTATGCAATGGATGCTGGAATAATGTAAATAATAAATTTAATCCTGGTGATTGGAATTGGTGTCCAGAAAAAAAATATACAAATGATAGATTTGAATGCTCTAAAGAAATAACTTTTGAAATGGTTAAAGAAAAAATAGATTTATTAATTAAAGACCTATCATCTCCAGTAATGAGTGATTCAAATAAAGCTAAAAACTTCGATCCTTTTACATATAAAGAAATTTTTGAATGGAATCAATATGAAAAATATGTACAAGTCGATGACAATGATTTTATTTTAGATTTGGGGTGTTCAAAAGGATATTTTTATTTCAAACATAGTGATAAAAATATTAACTATTTGGGCGTAGATGGTAGTATAGATTGCATTCAGGATTTTCTATCAAATTTGAATGGCGATAATCGTCCAAAGTTAATAAATGCGGTATTAGATAAGAATAAAAATATTTTAAATTTTGAATCAATGTTTCATAACAACAGAGTAAATAGATCGCTATCTATTACATTTGAAGATCTTATTTTTATGATCAACCGCAAAGTCGATTTCTTTAAATTTGATATAGAAGGATATGAAAAATATTTCTTATATGAAAATTTAGATTTATTTAAGAAATATATTAAAAAATTTACTGGAGAATTTCATTTTACCTCTCATGTTAGTGATAGAGAAGCTTCTATAAATATATTAAAAAATCTAAAAGATGATGATGAACTAGATTTTAAGTTATATTCTATTAATGGTGTAGACATTACACAAAGTTATTGGAATAATACTGGATATTATAATCAAATTATCATTAGTGGATTTGTTAAATAATTAAATTATTTATATATAAATATAGAATACTTGAGCAAAAAAAATAATACAATATAGTGTAAATCTCTAAACACCATGTCAACCAAAAAGAAAAAAATTCAAAAAGACAAAGAAGATCTAAACGAAATTATTGCTGATAATCATTTTAGATCAGTTAAATTGAATATTAGAAATTTTAATTTAACAGATAACCAAAAAAGTTTTGCTCAAATTGCTTTTGACAAGAATACAAAGATTATTTTTATTAATGGTCCAGCCGGTTCTTCTAAAACTTTCTTAGCTGTTTATTGTGCGCTTCATATTTTAAATATGAATCAAAGAGCAGAATTGAAATATATTAGAACCATAGCTGAATCAGGTGAAAGAGCTTTAGGTTCATTGCCTGGAACTGTAGATGAAAAGTTTAATCCATTCATGATGCCGTTATACGATAAGCTAGATGAGCTATTGCCGATGTCTCAGTCTAAATATTTAGAAACTAATGGATTTATAGAAGCATTACCAATTAACTTTTTAAGAGGAGCTACTTGGAACGATAAAGTAATTATTGCGGATGAATCACAAAATTATAGCAGTAAAGAGTTAATTACTCTTCTTACTCGTATTGGAGAAAATACTAAGATGTTTATCTGCGGTGACGCTATGCAATCAGATATCGGTAATAAATCTGGTTTTATGAGAGTATACGATCTTTTTAATAATAAAGAAAGCGAAGAACGTGGTATTTACTGTTTTCAATTTGATGAAGAAGATATTATGAGAAGCGAAATTTTAAAATATATTGTAAGCGTATTTAAGAAATTAGATAAAACATGTGTCTGAAGTTATAATGTATTATGAGCGCTATTTATTGTTCTCAATGTGGAACTAAACATGGAATTGGATCTAAATTTTGTACAAACTGTGGCAACTCATTAGGGGGTTTTGTAAATGCAGTAAGGCAAAATACTCATGTTCAGATTCCTCAAAAAAATACTTTATTAACTAATAATAACAATGTTGACGAAGATGGAATTCCAACAACATTCGTCAAACCTTCAAAACTATCATACGAAATAGAAAGACCAAATACAAATAAGTATTCTGCAAAAGAGTTGTTGACTGCGACTCCCCTTCAAGAGTCCGAAAAAAGAGGATCTGCGAGAGTTTCAAATTATAAAAAATTAACTCGCGAAGAGTTCATGGCGCAATCTATTAAAGAATGCAGCTCCAGATCGGTTAATGATATAGATGAAACGTAAAAAGAAAAATTTTGAAGAAATGTATGAGATAATTGACCAAGTAATCAAAAAGCGAAAAAATAAGTGGAAGTTAAAAGCGATTACTTGGTTTGATTTTGAAGATATAGAGCAGATAATAAAGATTCATATACATAAAAAATGGCATCTTTGGGATCAATCGCGCCCAATTGAACCGTGGGTAAATCGCATAGTAACTAATCAGATTAGAAATATAATACGCAACAACTATACAAGTTTTGCGCGTCCTTGTTTATCTTGTTCTTTTAATCAAAATAAAGATGGTGACAGTGGTTCTGAAATGTCTTGCGGTTTCACTCCTAGTTCTAAGCAGTGCAATGAATGTCCGTTATATGCCAAGTGGGAAAAGGTAAAAAAGACAGCTTACGATGTGAAGATGACAGTTAGTCTAGAGAATCATAAAAATTATCATCATAATGTTGAATCTAATATTCAGCATAATTTTACTAACGCAGAAAATAAATTGCATTCTCTTATGGAAGCTAATTTAAATGATAAACATTTTTTTATATATAAATTATTCTTTATAGATAATTTACCAGATGATCAGATAGCTAAACTTTTAAAATTTAAGACGAACGAAAAGGGCAGAAAAGCGGGTTATAAACAAATTAAAAATTTAAAAAAAATGTTGTTTCTTAAAGCAAAACAACTACTAAGAGATAACGATATATTTAATTTATAATATGTTAAACGAAGAACAAAAAATTTTTATTAATAAGAAAATAGAAGAAGGCTATAATGATTTCGTTGTTATAGCTAATCTTTTACATAATAAGAGCGATTTAGTGGGTAGATCAAAAGAGGCGAAAGAAGTAAGAGACTTTTTAATTAATAGTGGATTCATGTCTAAAAAAGAAAAGCCTAAGCCTAATGCTGCGTTTTCTTTATCAAAAGATAATATAGAATTTATAGACATAAATATAAAAACGGGAATCTCTCCTAAGCAGATTACTGAACTATTATTTAATGAAAAGTTTAGTGGCATTCCTAATGTTAATGTTTTTATAACTCAAGAATATAGAGCAGTTCATAAATATATAAAAGATAATCATCCTGATCATCTAGTTGATATGGAGTCAGGGGTTAATGAAAAATACTCTGTTCCAAGATCAATTAAAACAGTTATAAATAAAGTCAATAGATGGTGCGGCCAAGAAATATCAGAAGAAAAATTATCTTTGCAACATAGAAAGTATATGGAAAAACTATTGACTTATCTTTCTAGTCCTCGTTTTGTTGGCAATTATGACTCTTATACTAGCAATACAGATAAAGAATTATTTGAAGCTGAATTTGTTCGCTCTGTTTGGGATAAGCCCGATTTAACAACTGATGAAATAAATTTATATATAAATGTTTGCATGGATTATATAAATCTTCGACAGATAGATATTAAAAAGAATAAAATCAATCAGATGTTTAATGACACAGAAGAGCAAAAAGATTTTACCATGCGTTTAACTGAAGTGTTAAAAACTATTTCAGAAGAATATAATCAATGCGCCAGTCGTATCGATAAATGCATTCAAAAGCTTAATGGAGAACGCTCTAAAAGAGTAGAACAAACACATCAAAAGAATGCTTCTATCTTGAATCTTGTAGAATTATTTCAAGACGAACAAGAACGCAAAATGATGATTCAAATCGCTGATATGCAAAAGCGTACAATCAAGGAAGAAGCTGATCGTTTAGAAAATATGTCTGCATGGAAAGCTAGAATTTTGGGGATTTCTAAAGAAGATGCTATATGATTCAGTGTAAAATCTGTAACGAATCTTTTAGCAACGATAAATCCTTTCATGGACATTTAAAGAAACACAATCTTTATCAAGCGGAGTATTATTGTAAATATTATCCAAGAACTTCGCTGTATTATAGACAGCAAATTCCATTTAAAAATAAAAAGCAATATTTTGAGACAGAATTCATAGACTACAATGAATTTACAAAATGGGAGAAAGCTTGTGATGCAGAAACAGTTAAAAGCAAATGTTTAGAATTGTTGAAAAAAAGAATAGATGAAAAAAACTATCATTTCGCTCCATTTTATAACGAATTACTTACTTTAAATCTACCGAGTTTAAATATTTATAAAAAATATTTTAATTCTTATACTGGCGCTTGCAAATTGTTAAATATAGAACCTCTATATAATAAAAATCTGCCAGAATCTTTTAATAGAGTTGATTTATCTGATTTGCCTTTGTTGGTTGATACTAGAGAGCAAGATCCTTTAAAATTTAAAAAAGTTAAAGTAGAAAAAATATTTGTAGGAGATTATTTAATGGCTGATCCTAAGCTATTCAATAATACTTTTGTAGATAGAAAAAGCGAATCTGATTTTCTTGGAACAATGGCTTCAGGCGTTGAGCGATTTGAAAGAGAACTCATAAAAGCGGTTGAATTAAATTGTTATTTATTTGTGGTAATTGAAAGCAGTATTAGTGATATATTGGTTAACCATAAAAAGTATAATCGAAAAACAAATTTAGAATATGTTTTTCATAATATGCGTGATCTTAGCCATAAATATCCTAGACATATACAGTTTATTTTTACTGGTAGCAGAAATAAATCTTTAGATATTATACCTAAATTATTATATCATGGTAAGTCACTATGGCAGGTAGACATACAATATTTTTTAGACAATGAGTTGGGAAACAGGCAACCAAGTACAAAGGAAATCGCGTTTAATTTCCAATGAGGAATTATCGAAGATAGACGGTTATTTAGAAGAGCGCGAAGCGAAATTATTGTTTTATCAATTTCTTCGCAATAATACTACTTTCGCTACTGATCTAATAACTGGAGTCAAATTATTTCCTTTCCAACATATGGCTATTAAAGGCATGTTGGAAAGCGATTATTTTTTGGGAGTATGGTCGCGTGGTATGAGTAAATCTTATACCACTGGTATTTATGCCGTTCTTGATGCTATATTAAATCAGGGAGTTGAGACTGGTATTTTATCTCGTTCATTTCGCCAGTCGAAAATGATATTTAAAAAGATAGAAGATATTGCCGCTAAGCCAGAAGCTTATCTTTTAAAACAATGTATTACAAAAATATCCAAGTCTAATGACGAATGGGTTATGGAAATTGGCAAAAGCCGTATTCGCGCATTGCCATTAGGTGATGGTGAAAAACTTCGTGGATTCCGTTTTCATCGTATTATTATTGATGAGTTTCTATTGATGCCTGAACGTATTTATAATGAAGTTATTGTGCCGTTCTTGTCTGTCGTTCAAAATCCAACTCAAAGAGAAGAGCTTTATAATTTAGAAACTCAGTTGATCGCTAAAGGTGAGATGACTGAAGACGATAGATATATTTGGCCTAATAATAAATTGATTGCATTGTCTTCTGCATCTTTTAAATTCGAATATTTATATAAGCTATACGAGCAGTACGAAAATTTAATATTCAATCCCAAAAATAAAGAAAAGACAAAGCGTTGTATAATGCAATTTTCTTATGACTGCGCTCCTTTGCAGCTATACGATCAGAATCTCATTAATCAGGCTAAAGCTACGATGAGCGAGTCTCAATTTTTGAGAGAGTTTGGCGCACAATTTAGCGATGATAGTTCTGGATATTTTAAAATTTCTAAAATGGCTTTGTGTACAGTGCCAGATGGCGAATTACCTGCTGTTGAAGTTATTGGAAATCCAGAAGATGAATATATATTAGCGGTTGACCCTTCTTGGTCAGAAACTGAATCATCAGACGATTTTGCAATTCAAGTGTTAAAGATTAATAAAGAAAAACAAATTAACACTTTAGTTCATTCTTACGCTCTTTCAGGGTCTTCTTTGAAAGATCATATTAAATATTTCTTATATCTATTACAAAATTTTAATGTGGTAGGAGTTTGTATGGATTATAACGGTGGTGTTCAGTTCATGAATTCATGCAACGAAAGCGAACTATTTAAAGACGCTAAAATTAATTTAAAACCAATAGTAACAGAGTTTGAGCGTCCAGAAGAATACGCTCAAAATCTTTATGCCGCAAAGTCTGAATATAATAAGTCAGATTTTAAATATGTATTCTTAAGAAAACCAACTTCTGGTTGGATACGTCTAGCAAATGAGCTGCTTCAAGCAAACTTCGATCATCGTCGTACATATTTTGCAAGTAGAGCCATTGATGACAACTTTAGAAGCCAAACTAAAAAACACATTGGAATAACTGATTTAAAATTTTCTAATGCTTTAGATACTGAGAAAGAAAATGAAGAAGCTAAGATGATTGACTTTGTTGAACATTTATCAGACATGATTATGCTAACAAAAACAGAATGCGCTCTCATACAAATAACAACTTCTGCACAAGGTATGCAAAATTTTGATCTTCCAGCTAACCTTAAACGTAAATCTGGACCAGATAAACCTAGAAAAGATAG